TAAATAATAAAAAAATACTATTTATCCTTTTGGTTTTTATTTGTTCGTGTTCCGGAACAAAAAAACTTGAAAAGTCAAATGTTTCTTCAACCGTAAAAACAGATACTGAAGTGTCAAAAAAATTGGACGAAAAACAGACCGGTTCTGTGAGTGATCAGTCTTTAAAAACTTCGGATAAGAAAACGGATTCTTCGGAAAAGAAGAATAAAACGATTGAAACCCAAACAACTGATTACGATCCAACAAAACCGATTGTCCCGGGAACCAATAAACCACCGGTAATCAAAGAAACGATCCGGATCGTAAAAGAATCTAACGAAAAGGATATTCAGATACAGGAGGGATTGACTGAGAAACTAAATTTGCAAATATCTTATACCAGGGGACTACAATTAAAAGTTGATAGTTTACAAAAAGTAAATAGTTCGCTGCAAAGTAAATCGGAATCAAAACAGGTCCCGGTGAGTAACTGGTGGAAGTGGATACTGGTCGGAATTTGTATTCCTGTTTCAATTTGGTTTATTATCCGATTTAAGTGGTACAATTTTTTGTCTTTTTTATGGACAAGGAAAATGTAGATCTTTATACTGCAATTTAAAACACAATCCTGTTTGCCATTTTGGTTTTGTGATTTTTTCATAGTTTAGAATTTAAGGTTAAGTTGATAAAACTGCTATCGTCGTGAGACGGGGGCAGTTTTTTTTTGTGACCCCTAACCCCTAAAGGGGAATAAGAATTCAGTTTCTGTGTCTTTTTTAGCATCAACAGTATGGTATTTATTTGTATAACTAATTTATACAGATATGCAAAACGAAGCCTCACAAAGTACCGTAACCCTCAATGGAGAACAGGCAAAGCAGGAAATGACAGCCCTGACACAAAAGGCAAATAACCTGCGCATGATGCTCAAGGAAGCCAATGAAGCGGGTGACGGAAAGGCGTTTGAAAAATACAATAAACAACTGAAGGAAACCAATAAACAAATGAATCAAATGGCTAAAGAGGCCTTTGATGTCAAAAAAGTGTTGGATAATCTGTCGGGTGCCGGTATTAAGGACCTGGAAGCGGCTCAAAAAAAGTTGAATGCTACACTGAGAAGTGGGGATGTGAAACGAGGTACTGAAGAATGGAATGAATATAAGGAGCAATTAAAAAAAGTCAGAACTGAAATATCCAATGTAAATGCTGAAACAAAAGCAGGTGCTTCAGGTGCTGAAAAGTTCTCCGGAGGATTCAGACAGATATTCATGGGTGCCATGGCTGGGATTGCAGCATTGACAGGTGTATATATGGCCTTAAAAAGGTTCATGGAGCTACGAATGGAATTGGAAGATAGCAAAGCAAACCTTAAAGCAATAACAGGACTCGAAGATAAAGACATTGAATGGTTGACTACCCAGGCAAAGAAACTATCTACCGGAACTACCGAGGCAGGGGTAAGAATTACCGCATCAAGTAAAGAAATTATTGACGGTTACACGGTGATCGGAAGCAAACGACCCGATTTGCTTAAAAATAAAGAAGCACTGGCATCTGTTACCGAACAGGCATTGACACTGGCAGCTGCCGGTAAGATGGACGTAGTTCCGGCATTCGAAGCGGTGACAGCCTCCATGAATCAGTTTAACCTGGGAGCGGATCAGGCTAATCGGATTATCAATGTTCTTGGTGCAGGTGCACTGGAAGGAAGTGCCGAAATAGCCGATCTCTCTGGATCCATGAAGAATGTCGGTACGGTTGCTGCTAATTCTAATATGAGTTTGGAGCAAACAGTAGCAGCATTAGAAGTTTTAGCAAAAAAACAATTACTTGGAGAGGAAGCCGGAACAAAACTCCGTGGTGCATTGCTTAAAATGAAAGAAGCCGGAGTAGGTTACGTGAGTGGCGCTTTCAATATGCGTGATGCAATAATAGAAATAAATGCCAGGTTAGCTGATAAAACGAAGGCATTAAATAAAGATGCCTATATGCAGAAGGTATTTGGTATTGAAAATATCACTGCCGGCATGATCTTACTGGATAATGTTGATTCATATGATAAACTTACCAAAGCGATTACCGGTACTACAGTTGCCGAAAAACAAGCCGCGATAAATACCGAAACTACATCCGCTAAATTAAAACAGGCAAAGAATAATTATAATGAAGCCGGGATGGCATTGGTTGAGAACCTGGAACCTGCCATGCTTGCTATTACGAATACAGGTGTTGCATTGATTAAAGTTTTTGTCAAATATCCCGCATTGGCAATTGGACTTATATCTGCTGTAGGATTACTTACGTTGGCATATGTTACCAACACGGTGGCTATGATGGTAAACGTATTGTGGACAAAGTTGGTATCCGAAGCTACAACTATTGCTAATAGTAAAACAGTTCAGTTTTTCAAAACATTACTTACAAACCCTTATGTTGCCATGGGAGTCGCTATTGCAGCAGTTATAGTTTTATTTTACAAAATGACAACGGCTCAAACGGATGCTCAAAAAGCACATGAGAAATTAAATGAAAGTTTTCGTTCTGCCGAAGATGCTATTTCTTCAGAACGAGTACAGATTGACATTCTTTTTAATCGTTTGAAAATTGCAAAAAAAGGAACTGAAGAATATCAGACCGCTAAGGATGCAATTATGACAAAGTATGGTCAATATTTAAAAGGATTGGGAGATGAAAAGAATGCTTTGAATAATGTCGCCCTGGCTTATAAAACAATAACCGACGAGGCTGTAAAATCGGCTAAAGCTCGTGCATTGGCTGATTCAACAAAAGTAGCAGCAGATGACTTAGCTAAAACACAAGGGGAATTGAAAGAAAAAATGAAAAAACTCCTTGATGAAAAATACGGCAAGGATAGTTATAATTCTATGAAAATTTATGCGCAAATTGAACCGGTTATTGAATCGGGAAAAGGTGCTGCAGCTTTGAATAAACAATTCGCCAAAGTTTTTGATAAGACTACTACAAAATCAATCGGCGGGACAATAACGTACGAAGAAACTGAAAACGAACTTAAAAAATTATTAGATTTAGGTTTGTATGCTCAGAATATATTTAATGATATAAATAAAAAGGCAGAATTAAAATTTGGAACAAAACCAAAAGCCGTAGCAGTAGAATCATCGAGTAGTAGTGATAATAGTAACGTACCCCCTCCAGATGCTTCAGATCATAAAGATGAACTGGCTGCTGTTGATAAATGGATTATAAAAGAGAAAATAAAATTCGAAAAACGACACTTGGATAATTTGGATAGTGAAGAAATCTATCAAAAGAACCTGGTGAATATAGCTCGAGAATCATTAACCTGGAAAATGTCTATTTATGAAAAAGGAAGTAAGGAATATCTGGACTATAAAGAACAAATTTCTACTATAGACTTGAAACTTCAGGATGATGCCGAAAAAATAAGCCTGAAAGCGATGAAAGAATTGCAGGATGAACGGCTTAATGCAATAGTCCTGTATGACAATCAGGAAAGAGGGTTATTAAATCAACAGTTGGAAGATGGATTAATTGACCAAAAAAAATATGATAATAAAATCCTGGCACATGATAAAGTGTTGGGCGATTTGCGGGTAGATACTGCTAAAGAAAATGCCAACGAGATAAAGAATTTCAAATATAAATCGGATGAAGAAAGACTTGCGGCTACTATTGCTGCCAATAAAGCCATTGAGGAAGCCGAAAAAGGATTAACGGAAGCCGAAAAGAAAATCTATCGTCAAAGTTTAGCGGATAAGAAAGAGATCAGGAAGGAAATTGAGGAAATTGAAAAGAAATACGGCATTGGTACAAATAAAGATAAACGAAAAGAATTCAAAGACGATCTCGATAGATTAAAAAAAGATCATGAACTTGAGATGGCGGATATTTCAAAAACTAATGATGAGAAATTAAAACTTGAAAAAGATTATCAGAAAGCTGTTGCAAAGATAAAACTTTCAGAAGCAGAACAACTGGCTCAGGATATTTCCGATATTTTGAATAAAGCCAGTGATATATCTCAGAAGTTACAGGAATCCGAAACGTTAGCCGTTGATAATAAGTATGCAAAACAATTAGATGCCGCAAAAAAATCAGGACAGGACACCACTGCCCTGGAATCGCAGATAGAGGAAGAAAAAAAGGCGATTAAAAAGAAATACGCTGATATTGATTTTGTAATTTCAATTGGACAAATAATTGCGAATACTGCATTGGCGGTAATGAAATCTGCACCAAATGTTCCTTTACAAATTCTCGAAGGCGTTTTGGGTGCTGCACAATTAGGACTTGCAGTTCAGCAACGCCAGGCAACAGCTAATTTGTGGACCGGTGGTTTTACTGATCCGGGAGATAAGTATGCCCCCAGGGGAATTGTCCATGCCGGTGAATTTGTAGCCAATCAGGAAGCCGTACGAAGTACACCCATTCGAAAAATATTTAATTTGGTGGATTATGCCCAGCGTACAAATACCGTGGCAAGGATCAGCAATGATGATATTGCCCGGGCAGTTGGAATACGGCAAGGATTGGGTAATGTTGGAGGTTCAGCAATGAAATCAACTACCGGTGGAAATCAATCTGTAAATATGGATATGTCCGCAGTTGTTTCTACGATGCAACAATCAAATGCTGTAAATGCAGCGTTATTAGCCGAAATACAAAAAGGAATAAGGTCTGTTAATGTAATTTCAGGAACTTCAGGAATTGCAAAAGCAATTGATGATTATAATAAACTCCTTAAAAACGCAAAAGGATGATTCAATTTTTTGTAAATTTTAAAACGACACCTTCAGAACCTGAATGGCACGAAATACTTCTACCGGATGATTATTCATTTACCGAAACAGAAGAAAACCCCGAAATAACAACAGATGGTGAGTATACGCTTGATATAACTGTATCCCTATTGGAAGCAAAGAATATTATTGCTTTTTCATTTATGAATAGGCAGAACAAAACGGATATCAGTAAAACAGCCGATGCAAAATCAATAGATAATGGGAAAGTACGTTCGGGAACCATTATCATTACGAATAATACTGATATAGATGTTACCTTTCAATTTATTGCCGGGAATTCAGAGTTAAAATACATTGCTAAAAACGAGTTGAAAATATGGTTTCTTGACTGGGGAACTGAAACAGCAATAGATTTTGACCGAGCATTGAAAACAACATCTTTATTAGGATATGGGAATTATCCAGGATATCACGGCGAAGCGGATTATATGAATAATTTTGTTTGTACACCTGTACTTGTTGCCGGCAAAGTCTATAATGAATATACATTTAACGAGGGAAATTTAAATATCCCTTCAACAATTAATGGTATTAATGGACTCATGATGCAACCCTATTTGCTTTATTATATCAATAAATTACCATCACTATTAGGATATACACTGAAGCATAATGTAATTAATGATGATCCAAGGGCGAAAGTTATGTATCTTCTCAATTCTGTTGATTCATTGAACTATGCAGATGCTTTGCCAGATATGACGGTGACAGAGTTTCAACAGGCAATAGAAGAATTTTTCAATGTAGAGTTTTTGGTTGATTCAAAAGATAAATCTATTTCTATTGAAAATCAATCTTCCAATCTTGCTAATAAAAAGACTGTCAATGCAGAACTGGTATTAGATCCCTATAAACGTGATTTTTCCCAGGATTCGAAGGCTGTAAGACTTGACTTTACACGAATAAAATATGATGTAGCAGATACAACCTATTTTAAATACCAACAATTGAGTGATGATGCCATTGCGAAATGTAAAATCATTGAATTTGAGAATTTTGCGGCCTTAAGCACCTTTATTAAAGTTAGCGGAGAATTTACGGATCAGTTATATATTTATAGAGATAAAGCCCTGAAAAACGACTATTTTTTTGGTACTCCTACTGTAAATTTGTATTCTATCCCTATGAATTCGTTGACTCAATATGTAAATCTGATTAATAAATTCAGTCCGTATGGGGATGTGATTGATCGGGTTCTTGAACTTAAAATTGTACCGGCAGAAGTTACAGTAGAAAAACGTACTGTAAAATGGTATACTACTACCGGAGCTGAGAATACTAATGAAGTCGCTTATCAACTGCCAAAATGCAGTAATTCATATTTTATTGGCGATAAACAGGGATTCGTTGATACGGTTGAAAATGGGATTAAATCTGTTAGTCGTGGAAATAAACTTGAAGTGGCATTGTATACCGGTAAAATAAAGATGCTAAATACTGCATGGACAATGGCCGGAAAAGTAGATTTGATTTATCCGTTTTCGCATGTTGATTTTTATTCTGAATTTGGAGCATACGGCACAAGTGCTGTTCGGTTTTCAGATTTTGAAACATGGAAAAACACCTATTTTACACCTGTTGCTACCGAAACAATGAGATTAAATGGAATAGGAGGTGTTGTTGCAGATTATCAACAAAAGGTCATAATTGATACGACAAAAGAATATAACTTTACGTTGGTTGATGGACCTGATATAAATGCAAATAATCTATTTATGATCAATAATCTAAAATATATGCCCATATCACTCGATAGGGAGAGAACCAGAACACAGAAAACGGTATTGGCAAAATGCTATATAATGCTTGATTAAATTTCGGTTGTTAGAGTGGAAATGTTGTTCTTGACATTTCCACTTTGTTTTTTTAGATAAATTTCGGTAGTGGCAAAACTGGCATGCCTTAAATGGTTTTTCATATCATACGGCTGTACTCCTGCATTAATCAATGAAATTGCCCCGCTATGTTTCCAACTGTAGAATTTATGCTCAGGAGAAATTCCCAACGCTTCACGGTACCGGTTAAACCTATTCCGGAGTGTGTTTTTACCTAATGGTTCAGTTCCGGGACGACCGAATTTTCCGAATACAAACAGGTTTTTTTCGGTGTATGTGTGCAGCTGCTGTGATTTCATTTCAACAATAAGAAAATCAGGTATATCCACAATTTCAGACTTGTTATTTTTAGCTTCAACATTTGGGATCCGGAACTTAGAATTCTCAAAGTCTATCCACTTTAACTTCATTAACCGCAATTCAGTTCCCGGACGAATGGCACAATAATATTGCACCTGGCATGCCAACCACAATTGTGGATCTGCAACTGATATTGCTACTTTTAGTTTGGTACGGTCATCAGCCTGGAATGGTACAGCTGCGCAATCGACTATTTTTCCCATGGCAGGAATACGTTCTGCCGGATTCACGGTAATCGCATTACGATCCAATTCGAAGTTAAAGAATCCGTGAATGTTTTGAATGTACTTTTTTATCGTTAACCGGCTGAGTTTTTGTTCGGACGAAAGATATACTGAAAAGTCGATTATATGCTGCCGACTTATGTTAGCAATGGATAATTCGTCCAACCTGTTTACTTTTAGCCAGGCATTGAAAATTCGCAATTTCGATACATAACTTTCGTAACTTTTAGCATTCACTTTTTCTTTCATTACCGTCAAATATTCACTCAGGTTAGTACGGGTAGTAACTACCTGCTTACGAGCTTCACCGTACATTTTAGCTTCATTGCGATAAAGAAGTTCATCTGCATATACCTTCTTTACATTCCCCTGAAGGTATGCGCCTGATTTCAGCCATTCTGTTTTGTCCTTGATTATTTCTTTAGCCAACTTATAACGTGATGCCCTGGTTCCTTCAAACAGGCCCCGATAAATCCGTTCTTTGCGCTGATCAACTTCTCCTGGTACCCGCCATTTATACTCGACATACCATTTTTTAGATAAATCACCCTTGTAATCGTTCAGGTGTGGAAATATGATGATTGTTTGTTTGCGTGGCATAACAGTCTGCTAAAGTGGTTATAAGTAATTGATATATAATTGATTGCTAAAAATAGACCGGAATAGACTGTTATTTTAAATTATAAACGCTCGTTATTCTGTTGAATAACAAGCGTTTGATTGGTTTTTGTGGAGCTGGAGGGAGTCTCCATTTTTCGTTAAACCTGCTTTGTTATTCGATTGTATAACCGTGTATTTCGGCTATTACGGTCTATCAGTATATTACGGTCTACCAAGTTGTAGTGAATTCATACACAATATTAAAAATTAGTATAAATAAAATCCGCTCCTTTGGGTAAAGTATCCACATGACTACACGGCGAGTGCACTCCTGTCGGGTGCAGAGGCGTTTTTTGTCCTCTCAAGCTCTAATTTCAAATCCATCTTCTCATCTTTCAGATCGGATATCTCTTTTTGCTGCTGATACATTATTTTATATAACTCTGATTCTTTCCCATATTCAGCGTCAGGCGATGCAACTAAACTTTTATTTTGCCCGACATTGAACCTACTATCACTTATCAATTCCGATATACTTACCTCCAAAACATCTGCAATCTTAGCAACGGTTTTAATATTCATGGAATTATTCTCCAATGATTTGTAAAAACCCTGCTCAGTCGATTTGACACGCCTTGTCAACTCCTTGACACTCATATTTCTTTTAGTGGCTATTGCTTTGATATTCTGTAAATTATACATACACTCAAAAATAGTTTAAAAATATACACAAAAATAGTTGTGTGTTATGAAAATATAGTTTAGTTTTGCACTATAAAATTAGTAATAATTACTAACAATGAAGCTACAAAAGGAAGAAAAAAAACGAATAATGAAGTTTATCACTTACTATCGATCACTCACTACCAAAAACCGTGGGGTGTTGATTAAACTGATTAGTGAAGCATGTAGCTTCAAGGGAGGTACATTTCATTATAAGTTGACTAATAAGAATTATTCACAGCTACAAATCGAAACTATTGAAAAAATAGTGACAATATTTAAAGGGAATCATGGAAATAAAGAATATTGAATTTACAGCACTTCCGGATGGTGAAGTTGAAGTCCGTCCACTTATAGAAATACCATATATATTAACTGAAAGTCATCGTGATTTTGTGACATCTATGTTTTCAATCATACGTGAACGTTATCCAATAGCATTTAAAAACCTTTGCAAACGATATGCTTTGAGCATTAAAAATAAAACATACTATGAATTTTTGGTTGTTTGTGGATTTATTAAATGCAACCTGGGTGCCCATGACAATAAAATGGATGTCGATAGTTACGGGATATTTCATTTCGAATTTTGTCAATGTCCATTAGCCGGTGAATGCAAGGAATGGAAGGAAACTTGTGAACCGAAAGAAAATACCGCCATTTCGGACGCTGAGATAAGAGTACTACGCTTGATTTCCGTTGGAAAGAAAACTACTGAAATTGCTGAAGAACTTTTTATCAGTCCTAAAACGGTAGAAAACCATACCAATAATATGCTTCGAAAATTAAATGTCCATAATAATGCTGCCCTGGTTACTTACTGGCATCAGCATAATATGAAATAACCCAAAAAAGGAGTGAAATAAGACATTAACCTCTAAAATTTATGTGATAGTGAATTTGGAATGCCGAAAGTCTTACGGGGTCACAAGCGACTCCTTTTAATTTGAAACAACTTAATTTTAAATATCAACTTAACAATTATTTTATGGCAAAGCAAAAACAACCATCTCAAAGAGAATTGGAAGATCAGGTAGAGTATTTCAATGGTAAATACCCTGTAGGTTCAAAATTGAAATTGAAAAAGGATTTTGGAGGAGTAATTGAAGTTACAGTAAGTAATAAGGCGACCATATTAGGTGGACATAGTGCCGTTGGTTGGTTCGAAGAAATTTCAGGGTGCTATTCATTGGATTCAATTGTAGAATGATATGGAAGTAAACGAAACCCCACAGCCCATCACCCGGGAAGAATTTGAAGCCGGAGTGGATTTCTTTGTTTACTCCAAATCCGACCCAATGAACATTGATACATATAATCTTAAAAGCATAGAAATGACAGGATATACAAGTAGGTGTATTCTGGATAGAGAAAAAAGATTCTATTGTAATATTCAAAAGGTCGAAGATGATGGATTTACATTTATTAATTACATATTCAAATTTCCAGTAGAAGGAAAAGTATTATTCAAAAATTGCTTTAAAACAGAATTTCAATAAATTATGTATACAACTAACCAATTCGAAACAGCACTTCTTGCAATCAAAGTGCAAATAGAAGAAATAAAAACACCTAACGGTAAGGTTCGCGAGGCAATCGGTTATAAAGACGGAAAACGCCTTACCTGGAATGAAACCGGCCAGTGCTTCTTTCACAAAGTACGGATGCCTGAAAATGATTTGAAGTTTGAAAATAAAACACCTGATAGCAATGAAGAACAAACGGCTTAGGAATTCATTACAATGGGCTGGAATTTCTCTGATAGCCTGTATGCTTTTAATCTGTATCATCATTGTTTTAAATACAACTACAAAATGAAAAAAATAAGTAAAGTTAAAGGATTTTTCGCAACATTTGAAGAGAACAAAACCGATCTGTTATTTGATAAAGTTGGATTAACCCTAATTAATAAGACACCTGGCTTGTATATTTTGAATGAGCAGAAAAACAGACTGATTCATAAGAAAACCCCGGGTCTGCAAATATCCATTGCAAGTATGTGTATGCATAAAGTAGGTGATGTGATATTATGGTCACCTGGAGTGCAGGTACAAATATCGGAGGTTAATCTGATTCAGTTATGTGACATTACCGAAGAATTGGCATTAAGAACCGGAGTCGAGTCAATAGGAGATTCGCGGTGGATACATTATTGTCCTGAAAAGTTTTATCCAAAATCAATTTTGAATAAACAGGAACCGGGACATCCTTACTTCACCACTGCTGTCGGGTCTTTTCATTCGTTATGGTGTAAAAAATATGATATCCTGGAGATTTATGCAAACCCATGGATTTGGCAATACACCTGCAAACCTTTAAATACGTAGACTATGAAGGCATTTATAATTCAACAGGAAAGTACCAGGACACATTATATTACTACTGACTTTATGGATGTGTGGAACGAACTTGATAAATCACCGGATGGTGAACCGATGACAATTACACCGAAAGAAATGACAGTTCCGGAATATGAGAATGAAGTAAAATTGATAGCTGCTTTAAACCTAAGTATAAAAACTCCCTGGAATGGAAACACGTGATCTGATCCACGGTAAGGACTACCAATTCAATGAACCATGTACGGGGAAGATTGAAACAGTGACATATATGTTTGAAACGCTAAACCATCATGTTTTTAAAGGCGAAGGTTGTACAAGGTGGCTAACATTTAATTCAGTAAAAAGTAATTTAATCGAAATACCAATATCATGAATAAACCTGATCGTAAAGTAAAGTTTTTTGCAGGCAACGGAAAACCAATGCATACACAGAAAATAGAAAGGAACGCCAGCTGTGCATGTGGCAGTGGAAAGAAAGCAAAGAAATGTTGTGGGTGTGTCACTAAAATATTCAGAAGCGAATGAAAAAGAAATGGGAGCTTATAACCAACCAGCTTGTAAAAACCGAAAAGGAACTTCAGGACTTCCTGGATAATGGTGGACTATCGACCCCGGCAATCAGCAAATCAAAGAAATTCATTAAAGAATGGAATTCATTCCAATTACTTATTAAAGATTTTGATAACTACATTGCACCGGTAGAACCCATGGAGATTAAATTCCCATTCAAAACGGAAGCCATGACCGAAATGTGGAAACGGTGGAAGAATTACCTTGCTGAGCAACACGGACAACTGATGCGGACCTATTCGGAACAATCTTCCCTGGAACAACTTGAGGAGTATTCGAAAGGTGATGAAGAAAAAGCAGTTAAGTTCCTGCGGTATGCCATGCACGGAAGATATAAAAGTTTCTTTGCCATTGAAGAAAAGGACATGAAACAACCGGCTAAGGGAGATACCGGGAGTGGAAGCGACTTTTAAATACCCCTAACCCCTAAAGGGGAATAAGAATTTACTATTTATTCATTTACAATTTACAATTATGCTAATTAAAGTAATTACTGAAGAAACCTTGAGAAATTGTCACATTGGATCAACGAAACCATTTAAAGTAACAACCTATTATTTTTTAGGAATACCTTTCCGTAAAGACATAGTGAGAAATTCTAACAGTCCAGTGAATTAACCCATGCAACCACAATTCCCCATACAGCTCGACCTATTTGACTTTGTTCGTATCGCATACCGATCGACACGAAGAAAGTCGGTACCGGCACCGAAACCGGATAGGGATAGTTATGGCAGGATTATGGCGAAATATCAACCTGTGGATGAAGCCACCCGAATAGAAACTGAAAGAAGGAAGCAACTGTCGGTATCGAATATGCTTCGCCTTCAGGAAGAAAAGATACAGGAACTTAAACAAAAACTTAAAGATCATGGTATTGAATAAAACACCTACACAACGGAAATTTGAAAATGCAGTTCAACGGGAGTGTGACAAGTTGGATGACCTACGAACTGATAAATTAGTGATTTCATTTATTGTATTTATTATTGCTTGCGTACTTTACTCTATATTTTCTTAATCATGGGACAACAAACAATTACCGAACTGATTCAAATTGCAAAGGCTGAACATCAAAAGCAATTACAACGCCTGGCGAATACACGCAAAGCTGTGAGTATAGAAGATTTCAAACTTCTTTTTACTACCAGGGCACAGCAAGCCATGGCCGACCGCAAAAACTTCACGAAATTTATTATCGACGACAGCAACCGGAATGTGATCAACCTGCTATATAAGTATGTCACCCTGCAAGAATGTGAGCTTAATACTTATATAGGAATTATATTAAACGGAAAATACGGTTGTGGAAAATCGGTGCTTATTGAAACGCTTTGCATGGTGTTGAATGACCTGGCATGGAGTGAAAAAAACAAGATTGAATCCGTTCATGCCATAGAACTGGCTGAACAAATAAAAAAAGTAGGGGTGATACCTTACGCACATAAACCCCTCCTGATCCAGGACCTTGGAAAGGAAAAAAAGGAACTGAATAACTTCGGTACCATAGTGAACCCCATTAGTGAATTGCTGGCCATACGTGCCGAATACGGAGCATTGACATTCGGAAGTACCAACATGACCCTGAAATCGTTTGGTGAAGCTTACAAAGAGTTTATTTCAAAACGAATCACCGAGCATGTTAACCTGGTGTTTCTTCCCGGAGAAGATCGTCGTCCGGATTTCTCCATTAACCAGCCTAAGTGACCAATGAACAGGCCATATACATTTTAGAGATTGATTCAAGGATATATGAATTGAATCAATTGATAGAACTTGTGCCGAAAAATGCTTTGTATTGTATTTACGAAAGAATTGAAGAATTAAAAATTGAAAAACACAAATGGCCTACACTCCTACCAAAATAATAGTACCCGAACATTCCGGCGATCGTGTACAAACTGTCGAAAACTTTCTGTCAAAGCATTACGAAATTAAAATCAACATTTTCGATCCTTCCAAATCGATTATCGTTGCCAAAGATAAAACCCTGTATGAGCAGGAACCAAACGAAATGTTGATATCGCTTCATATGGAGCGTGAAAACATTCGGGGGTGTGATACCATTCTCCGGAAGATAATACGCTCAGGGTATCATATCAATACATTCAACCCTATTCTCGACTACATTAAGAGCCTTGAAGGACAATGGAAGGGTGACAGCCATATTGAAAAGTTTTGCAAATATATTACGGTCCGTAATTTTGAAGATAAAGAAGATCCGGAATATTACCAGGAACGATTTAAACGGATCATTAAAAAATGGATGGCCGCCAGTATTGCCTGTTCGTTGGGAATAAAAGAGAATGATGTCATGATCGGGTTCGTACATCCAAAAGAAGGAATCGGGAAAACACGCATTTTGAAGTTCCTGACCCCACAACCACTGAAGGCATATTATGTTGAATCGAATAAAGACTCCCGGTATTTTAATGTCACATCGGCCTTTTCGCAAAACTTCATTATCAACTTCGACGAATTTAACGGGATCACCAAGAATTCGGCCGAACAGGTGAAAAACTTACTTTCGAATACAGAATACAGATTGTCATTGCGTGATACCAATGCAGTGCCCCGAATGGGTAACGGCGCGTTTACCTCGAATAAAAATAAAGAACTTGGCGGGTTCCTATTCCCAACTACCATGGGATACAGACGATGGGCAACTATAGAACTTGATACCATAAACTGGAAGAAATACAGCGTGGAAATAGATGTTGATCAAATGTGGGCAGAGGCTTACGTACTGTTTAAGAACTCCGATTTCGATTATATATGGAATGATACCGACTTTGAAGAGTTTAAGGAATACAATGCCCGGTACGTAAAGGAATCAGAAGTTTACACATTGATCAATAAAAATTTCCGTATTCCGGAACTGGGTGAAGAATCGGTAAACAAGCAACCAAAGGAAATACTTCAGGAGTTAAATCGGGTTAAAAAAATTACCTCAGATATGAAAAATGTTTCAGAAGTCACGATCGGGATGGCATTGAGTTCCCTGGGCTTTGAACACAAAATGAAAAAGGTGAACGGACAGCCGAGATATGGATATGAAGTGGTGCAATTATTTGAATAGACTTAGTATAAAAATCAACTTAATAAGAATATAATTATGGCAAAAGATTTATTTACGAAGCAATGGATTACGGATAACTCATTAATAATCATCAAACGTTACGAAAAAGGGATATTAACACTCAGGGGACTACATTATCAGTTAGTTTCTGTCGGAATGACAAATACGATTAGCCATTATAAGAGAGTCGTAAATGCAATGATTGAAGCTCGTTGGGCTGGTTTAGTTGACTTCGATACTTTTTCCGACATGACCGTTCTATGATTGGAGAAACAGATTATGAAGAAACAATTTTAGAAGCTGAAATTGAACGGGCAAAAGAAAGTATTACAAATTGGATGAATTACTATTTCAAAAATAGATGGGAAAATCAACCGTACTACCCTGAAGTATTTATTGAGAAAAAAGCCCTACAAGGTGTTTTCGGGTCAGTCTGCAGAACAAATAGTGTTACACTTGGAGCCTGCAAAGGATATCCTTCACTTACGTTCTTGAATGATGCTAATAATCGATTTATGAAAGCTGAAGAAAATGGGAAAATTCCTATCATTTTATATTTTGGAGATTACGACCCATCAGGCGAGGATATTCCAAGGTCAATTGAGGAAAATATAAAACGATTAGGATGTGAATCTATACAAGTCAAACGTTTTGCTTTAATGCAACATCAGGTCATTGAATGGGAATTACCACATGCACCGGTTAAAGAGGGTGATAGTAGAACGAAAAATTGGGATGGCTTAGGTCAGGTTGAATTAGATGCAATTGAACCAAAGAAACTACAGCGGCTATGTCAGGATGCTATATCTGAATATTTCGATGATAATCTTTATTCTGATTTAAATGAAGTGGAAGTAATCGAACGAGTGGAATACAAAGAAAGTCTAATTGATTTTGTAAATGGGCTAAAAGATTAATATTAAATCAATAAATAATGAAAAAAGTAAAACTTGGAGATTATTTAAAATGGTTGGATAGACTTGCTAAGATAATCGGTACAACTGATGAAGCGACAGTATTTATTGAAATGATTGATAATAAGAAATGTCCACATTGTGGTGCTGATCTTGGAAAGGATCAATTTTCTGTTATCATTAATTCTCCATTATTTCAGGAAAATGCAGAGAAAATACAAACAATAAATGAATAATATGGAAACTAATTTTCTACACAATCATCCCGGTACCGAAAAGAAATTAGGACTTGATGAAAATCATGTAATAGTCGATCGCGAAGATTGGGAAAAAGCAAAGCAGTTATTGTCTGATCCATGGTTGAAAGGAAAAAGTCGTATTGGCATTATTGGTTATCCTGGTGTAACAGGAATAATTTGCGGAATGGATGAAGCAAGGGGTATCATTATCAGAAAAGAACATATATCAAAGTATCCTGATTTACCTGAAGCGATTTTAGAATGGCCGGAATCGGAAGATGCTGAAAGATACCTTGGCCAACTAAAATTAGAAATGTCATTTGATAAATTTAAAAATGAATTTTTAAACCAACCTCCAATAATTGAACATGCTAAATTATCAACTGAAGCATTGAAAAGTCTTGGAGAAAATATGATTGATCTGAGTTATCAAAATAAGAAGAAAAAAACTAAAGGATATGAACGCCCTTATAAATTTCACAAATAATTTGAAAAAAATAGAAATTGAAGTTTCCTATAAATATACAATTGAACTTGATGAAACAAATGAAATCGTAAAAGAATATGAAAGTGAAAACGATTTAATTGTTGAATTAGCAAGCTATAAATTTTCTGAAGTATTGCCAGTAATGAAAGCTATAAAAGTAAAGGACATAGAACTGATATCCGTTTCTTAATACCAAAACAACTTTGAATTTTTAAAATACTTTTTATTCCCCTAATATTGCATTTAATTATGAGCGACTACAACGTATATCTGAAAGTACCCGAATACATGGCTCAGTGGATAACACACACCTTTGGTAATCCGGTAGAACTTATTAAGGACAGCCCCGAAATGCGACTGCTTAACGAGCTATTGGTTCGATTGCCTTGTAATAAGACAGCGGACACCGGAGAGGATTCGAATATCACCATCCCGATCCCGTATTTTAAAGGCAAAGACCCGGTATACTACAATTATATTCATGAAACCGGAAAGAACGCCCTGGAGGAAAGTTTTTCGACTCTTTTCAAGAAAAACCTTTTCACTGAGATTTCGGCGCTAAAGAACGGACACGTGAAAAGATCGACTCTGATTTATGCATTTATGGAGAAACATGGAATTGATGAAAAACACTGGGATACGGTCAGCCAAATTTACCACCGAATGAACCAACGATATTCCAAGGATAAAAACATTAAAGTAAGTTAAAACAATAAATATTAAACGCCTGTTTTGTCGTAAACGATTTGTTTTAATAATCTTTATATATTACGCACTGTTAGCACTTTACGCACTTATTTAAATCAAAAACCATGAGTACAAAAACACTTCCAACAATTCTGTTTGTAGAATATATTCCGGCTGAAGAAATGATCCTTTACCCGAAAAAATTCATCGCACCTGGTGATACGACATCAGCTATCGGAAATTTCACAAAATTAAAACTAACAGAACCTTCGTCGTGCAATTCGACATCCGAACGCACGGATAACGGATTAGTATATACGTCGAAAGTTGCAGGCATTATTTATGACGAAAGTGAAAGTTTACTGCAACACCGGTTACAAACAAAATTCCATGCTTACCGATTAACTGACGTGTACAAAAATAAATACCTGATAGGAACAGATAAAAAGACCTTCCCTGAGATTCTGTTTTCACCGGTTAATGAAGCCAGTCCTTCCGGAATGCGGGCGGTAAACTTCGAGATAACGTGGGTTTCAACCCTTCCACCCATTGATATTATTGATTTATAGTCTTTTTTTACTTCCAGGTATAGCCGTAAAGTTGCAGTGTGAATTTTCATACTGCAACTTTTTTTATGCCCTATTATGGATTATCAGATTGATATCGACGGATTTATTGGTGACTGGGGTTATTCAGCCCAATATGTAAAACAAAAGCTTGACTCAAACAAAGGCAAGCCGGTTGCTATGCGTATGAATTCGAATGGCGGAAGTTTATCGAATGGTCTATCAATTTCAGACAGGGTGCAAGAACATGGAGATGTAACCGTGTATCTGATGGGATTCAATGCCTCAGCTGCTACACTTGCGGCTTTGAAGGCAAAAAAAGTATGCATGTCATCCAATGGATTCTATCTGATTCATAAAGTGATGAGTTCTGTGTCTATCTGGGACAATCTGAATGCAGACCAATTGGAAGCACTGATCACCGATTTGATGGCTGACAAACTTGAAAATGATAAACTTGACCAGGTTATGGCGCAAATGTATGCGAACAGAACCGGTAAGACTATGGATGAGATGCTCCAGCTGATGACCAAAGGCGGTTGGATGAATGCCAAGGAAGCATTGCAATGGGGTTTTGTAGATGAAATCATTGACGCTCCCGAAAAAGTGAATATGATATCCATGAAAGAAAAGCTAAACGCATTTGGGCTTCCAATGAACCGGATCAATAACGAAGAATTATTTACTACTAAAAATAACATTGAAATGAAGAAACAATTTGTCAAAGTCAATGCCGTAATTGGCGTTGAAAAATTGGAATCGGACAAAGAGGGAGTTTTTCTGAATGAAACTCAAATCGAGTCAATCGATACCACCCTGAGTGCACTGGAGAATTCGGTAAATACCGAAAAAGCCAATGTAGCGACCGAAAAAGAGGCTACCGTAGCAGCTGACGAACGTGCGAATGCCGCCGAAGCCACTGTAAAAACACAGGCTACCGACATTGAAGCCTTAAACCTTCAAATCACCAACCTGAAAGCAGGTGCCGGTGATAAAACCAATTCAAGTACTCAGGAGACTGACGAACCAAATGGTGAAGTTAAAGACTCATTCATGAATACTGTGGCCAGTGCCCGTAAGTTGTTCAATTCACTTGCTGATTAATTAATTATTCATTTTTAAATAAATTTACTGCAATGGTAGAAATAACCCCCGAAGAATTGGCAAACAGTGCCAAGAAGTATCGCAAAGATTTATTGATGATGCCCGTGATTGCCTTGCAAAGCTCACTGGATCACATGTCGCTCCGTGTAGGCATTCGCGGCAAAGAAACGGTAGGCGAACTCGATGGTGACATTGAAATTGGACCTTACAGCGAAACACGTGTTGACGAAACCGGTTCAAAGGTTGTAGGTCGTGACCTGGAAACCTATTTCGGTTCAGTGGTGAAAAACTTTTCTCCTAACTCAGTGGCTAAGTCCATTTATGGAGATGCAGTATTGAGTGGTGCCGGATTAACTAATACAGCCATTACTCAATTGGTAGTAGCATTTTTGGCCAAAAAGATTTCAAAGAAACTAAATGACGTTCTTTGGTCAGCCGTTCGTAATTCAGCCGGTAACGGAACTGCTGATTTGTTTGATGGTTTTGACACGATCACTACTGCTGACATGGCAGGTGCTACTCCAAAGATTTCGGTTGCAAAAGGGAATCTGAAAGTATTGACAGCTGCTATTACCGATAGCAATTGTGTTGATCAACTGAAAGAAATTTATCGCTCGGCAACTGATGAACTTCAGGGTGAAAAGACCAAGATGTTCGTTACGAAAACGATATACAATGCGTATAACGACGACTATCAGGCTTCACACGGTGCACTGCCTTACAATACTGCTTTCAAGAAAACGTTTTTGGAAGGATCGGACGATAATTGCGAATTGGTAGCATTGCCAAACAAAAAGAATTCGCCTTATATCCATTTAACCACCAAAGGTAATATGTTGGTTGGTGTGGATCAGCAGAGCGACACCGAAACGATCACCGTTGAAAAACACGCTGCATTTGTTTTGCAATTCGTTATGGCCATGTTCTTTGGTGTTCAGTTCGAAAGCGTAAGCCCTCAACGTTTGTTGGTGGCTAAGTTATACGCCGGGGCTTAATTATTCATTCACTTAAAATAGGAGAAATAGAATATGAATATTAAATATAAATCCCTTGATTGGGTAGTCGGAACCCGTAACCTTCCGGGCATCATGCAAAATGTATATGCAATCGCAAAGCGTGACATTTTAGCCTGGCCAACATTACCGGAAACCTATGTTACTAATATGGGCGAACTGGTGACGTATGTAGGTGACTTCACGCTGGCTTTAACTGCCAAGTTTCAGAAAGTGGGAATTATCGTTGATAAAAGCCCACTGGATGGTAAGAGCCAGGGAACTCGTCCAAGTAAAACTTTTTTGAACACGGTTGTTTTGCAACATCCGGGAGTGGAAGAAGAAGCCTCTGCATTCTGTTTGCAGGCAAATAACGATGACCTCGTTTATCTATGCCAGACCAAAAAGAAAAAGTGGAGAGTGATTGGTAACGAAATGTTTCAAGCCGATACTGCCATTGATCAAAAATTGGGTGGAGCTGCTACCGACGAAATGGGAACCACCCTGACCGTAACGGTAACGGACGTCGCACCTGGTTTATTCTACACCGGTGAAATCATCACCGAGGATGGAACAATCAATCCGGGAGTATAATCCTCTTAAATCGTAAATTTCTGAAACCCTCACAATGAATGTTGTGAGGGTTTTTTGTGTCTTTTTAGATGTAATTACATAAATCTATTTTTGATTCTCAATTAAAATAAAAATTATTTCACTCAAAAAAAACAAATTCATGGAGAATGAAAAAACGTATGTAGAAAAGGTGAACGACTGGCTGAATGCTGATCCTGCCACCCGCACTATCGAAGTAGGTGCAAGACTGATGCTTCAGGGTAACCGTAACCGGATATTACACGAAAATGTACTCCGGAAATCAAACTTTGATAAAGTGATTTACGAACTTACCAAGATGATTGGTAATGAACGTGCCATCACCATCGCAATTCCTGAAAATATTGAAGAAATAAAGGAGAAAGTTGCAACTATTGAACTTAAACCTGAAATCACCGGTAAACGTGCGGATCATGATTCCCTGCCGGAAGAAATTAAACTGATCCTTGAAAATAATGTGGAGATTTATCACACGATGCGTTCCCTGTTCGAACGGTTGAAGGTATTGAGTGAAGATGGCCATACTGAAGCTGAACGTTTCCCATTCCTGAGCGAATTATTGGAACTCGATGCAACCCTTACTGCTAATTGGGAAACTTACGACACATTCGACGTAAATGCACCGGTATACGAGAAAATAAAAACGGGAGTTGTTCCAGGCGTTTCAATTGATGCAAAACGTGTATCGGCCAATCGTAAATATTTGAGCGATAACAAAGCAAAATACACGCTTTTAGTTGCTGATAATAAAACCGATAAAGCAGCTGAATTATTGGCCAGAATGCAGATCCGTTTTGATGAATTAATTCTAAATGGTGAAACATTTGCACCCGATCAGATGACAGAACTGCAATCCCTGGGATTGATTGTTGCCGTTACTGAAGAAATGGAAAAAGAACCGGTTGCCGGAACTCAGGTTGTTACTGAAGGCGAAGAAGTACTTGCACCTGCAGGAGAAAAAGATGAAGAAACGCACGAAGAAAATGTTATTTCTCAGATTAAAACCCTGTTGAATAACAGTATTCCAAAGGACGTGATTCTTTCAACGATTTCTTCGCTTGGTAAATTTGGTGAATTGGTCCTCACTCCGGAAGTAGTGGAAGATTTGTACAACAAAGCTGTTGAGCAGGAAATGAATGCTGTTGAATAAAGTCGATCGCATATTGAAACCTATAGGCCCCGATTATGTCGGGGCTTATTTAAATGCAGGAGTACAGTTGTATGATATCATTGAATGGATATTACTTCAAACAGGAAAATCCGATATCACAATTATGACTTTCAGCATTTCGGAAGAATTTATCCGAAAGATATGGATATTAAAAGAAATGGGATTAACCGGAAAAATAACGCTGATCCTTGATTTTAAAGCAATCCAAAAAACACAGCAGCTGATCCGTTTTTCTCAAAACGTTTTCAGCGATATCCATTTTTCTAAAACACACGCAAAAGTGGTTTTAATCGAATCAAAAATTTATCAGGTAAGTATAACCGGTAGTCAGAATTGCACCAGGGGAAACCGTGAAGAGAGTGGAATCGTAACCACGGATCCACGAATAGCCGAAAAATTACAAACTGAAATACAACGTATTAAAGAAAATGGAATACAACGATGATGATCTCATAAAAATCAGTGAATATGCCGGGCTATTGATGACAATAACCGATATCGCAGTATTGATGAATATTGATGAAGATGAATTGCGTAGTGATATAACCGATAAATCAACTGAAGTATCCAGGGGGTACCGGCTTAGTAAAACACAAATGATCCTGGAACTACACCGCCAAGAAATTGCCCTGGCTAAATTGGGATCACCCATGGCAGTGGAACTCACACAAACCTATATCCTAAATCAATACGGTAATGAGTAAAAAACAGACATACGATATTTGTGTGCAGCACCTGTATGATGATGCTGATAAACTGGTTCACCTGTCACCTCAAATCCGTGACCGGTTGCTTCGCATACGTTCAGGGTATACGCTTATGAATGAATATCCTTCCAAAGCCGATCGGGAAATTATTCTGCACATTATGAGTCTTGGCCAGGTGGAACGATCAGCTGCGTATGAAGATTTACGGATCATAAAGGATTTACTGGGCAGTATCAATAAGCAATCAAAGGACTGGCACCGATTCAAGTTCAACCATCAAATTCAAAAAGCGTATGACAGGGCCGATTTATTGAATGATGCTGATTCAATGGTAAAGGCAATGAATGTATATGGCAAATACAACCAGCTGGATAAGGAGGATGCCGAACGCATTCCCTGGGATGAAATTATACCACAACTTTTCGAACCTACTGAGGACCCATCGGTATTGGGAATTAAACCTATTCCAAATATCCGGCAGAAAATTGCGGATATGAAGAAAAAATACATGGATCAGATTGAAGATGTAACCTATGATGAAATTGACGTTGAACAATTAGAAAAGTATGCAGAAACCTGAAAGACAAAAGGTATATTTTAATGCCGCTCAGCAGAAAGTTATGTTTCGGGGGTGCAATACCGTCGTTGTGGTGGGCGGACGTCGTCTGGGCAAATCGCATGGTGTTGTAGCGCCTTTTCTGCTTCGTAATGGTCAACGTATGGCCGGAGGAAATCATGGAATTATAGCCAGCACTTTTCAACAGGCATTAACCAGAACATTGCCCGGTACATTATCAGCCTGGGAAAGTTGGGGGTTTAAACGCAATATGCACTATTATTTAGGTGTAAAACCACCAAAAGCGGCAAAGTTTGAAAAACCCAAAGTAGAGCCGGCAAGTTATGACCATATTCTCAGCCTTTATAACGGATCCATTTATCCTATCATTTCACAGGATGTGACAGGTTCGTCCAATTCACAGACTTTTGATTCACTGACATGCGATGAAGCTAAGTTTTTGAACTTCCAAAAGCTGAACGACGAAACTATTCCTGCTAATGGAGGTACACGTGCGCATTTTGGCAATTCTCCGTACCACCACAGCATGCTTATCGTATCCGACATGCCTACTACCAAAAAAGGGAGCTGGTTCCTGTCATACGAAGATAAATGCGATAATGAGCTTATTGAACAGATTGACGGCATTATCAATGAAAAATGGCGTATCCTCAGAAAATTCAAAGAGTTCCAGGCAAAAGGTATCCAACCAAAAGCTTATTTGTTCGATTATTATAAATCACTCTGTCAATCGTTGGTGGAGTTCCAGCGCCTGGCAGTTGATTACAATGTATTTAGTTCGATTGAAAACCTGCAGGTATTAGGTGAAAGTTATATCAAGCAAATGAAGCGTGATCTTCCACCCCTGGTATTTCAAACTTCTATCCTGTGTAAACGGGTAGGATTGCTTAAGGACGGATTTTACAACAACCTCAAGGAAGCCGATCATTATTACACGGCATTCGATAACTCCTACCTTCAGAACCTGGATTATAACTTTGATAAGACAAAGGATCTGTCCTCTCTTCAGGATGGTGATGTGGATAAGAATAAGCCTATCTGTATTGCATTCGATTACAATGGCAAGATCAATTGGTTAGTAGCAGGGCAACGCTCAGGCATACGACTCAAGACAGTGAAGTCAATGTTTGTGAAGTATGAGAATAAGTTGGTTGAGTTAGTCAAGGACTTCTGCCACTACTACCGGCATCACACGTGTAAGGAAGTGATCTATTACTATGACAGCACAGCACTCAACAGCAACTATGCTGTGAATGATATCGACTTTGCTTCAGTGATCATTGATACATTCAAGGCAATGAAGTGGCAGGTCAAAGGGATACACATTGGTAACCCGATAAATCACATGGAGAAACACAACATGATCAACATGGCGCTCAAGGGACAGTCGTTCGAAGGCAAGCCTTTGCTATTCCCTATGTTCAACAAGAACAACAACGAAGCATTGTTACTGGCTATGGAACAGACAGGCATTCATCAGGGTCCTAACGGATTCAAGAAGGATAAACGTGGTGAGAAGTTGGCAGAGAGTGAAGAGGACAAACTCGAGTACCGTACTGATGGTACCGATGCCTGGGATACACTGTGGCTTGGCATGAATAACTTCCCTTCCGAGAGTTCATTTGGTGGTGGACTGATTAGTTCATTTATGTAATTACGTATTCACTTATTCATGCATACCACTGGCAGATTGTCAGTGGTTTTTTTGTGCCCGGCAATGTAATCCCAAATTCAATCACTTCGTTCATCCAATTTGTAGGGATTTGCAATGTCATTACCGATAGATTTATGGGAATACCATAATTTTAACCGTAATGTGCGTATTACCGCCCGTTTTTGTTAATTTTCACCCGAATATATTAACATACGTTGCATATAACGCACTTTTGGAGGTCGGTAATTACAAGCGAGCGAGAGGGCGGGGCGGGGTCTACGTGCAGTGTTA